TTATACGGCATTTGCCACTTTTTTAACAGAATCTTCAGATACGTTTTCTACGAGTTTCGCTGTTAATCTATCTATTGTCCTCTGCTGATTTTCTATGGTTTTCTGTTGCATCGAAATAACAGAGTAAAGTTTATCCGCATTAGTTTCTTCTCCTCTTTTCTGCCCCATTATCAGCCAGTTAGCATCAATGTTTTCAAAACTCGTTAAAATCTTAACTATGGTATCATAGTTAGGTGTGTTGCGACCAGTGATGATATTATTAGCTGAAGTCCAAGAGATATTCAATTTTCGAGCAAACGTATTTATCGTATGCCCTTCTTTGTTCATCAAATGAACGATGCGATTAGTAATAGTTTCTTCTTCCATTTTCATTATTTTTCAACAAATGAGAGAAATAAACTCTCATTTATTTGGTTATTTCAAATAAATGTTAGACCTTTGCCTACGCAAGTATTACTTGCGCCACGAAAATAATAAAAATATATCGAGGGCGCAATAAAAAGAATATAAAAAAATAAAAATGAGATTCAAAGAGTACATATATTCTCTTCCTAATCAGCGCAAAGAAGAGATATCAAAGATAATGAAGTTATGCCGTGTTAATGAAAGTACTGTCTATAGATGGTTAAGAGGCGATTTTACTCCAGCCCCCCAGAAGAGAAAGGTAATCTCAGACTATCTTAACATACCCGAACACGAGCTCTTCCCAGATGCATAAAGAATGTCTACACTGCGATTCTCATCGCATGTGCATAAATGGTATTTACTGTACCTTACTTGAAAAGTATGTTCAGTATTCTACAGAAAAAGAATGTAAAACGATAAAACAATCTTATGAAAACAAAGGAATTTGAAAAAGCAATTGACGCATTAAACTTAGGTATCGTAATCGACGAGATGAAGCTAAACCATTCGAATGTTCGTCAAGTAACTGGTCACCTTGAGAATGAAGGCATCATTTGGAATGAGAAAGGAGAGGCTTTCTCCACTTATTTTGAATGGAGAGAAAATAAGGTAGATGGTGACCTTATAGGAGTCTTTGGTAACTCGCTGCAAAGAAACCAATTGTATGATCTTAAATTTGAATAACTATGACCAGCATTAGAAAAGTTAGAAAAAAGGCTATCCGCAAAATGGGTTTTAGAATGTCTTTTCGGTTTTCTCACAAGGCTCCTAATCAAAAGTTAAAATTAACCCCGTCAGTACGAAAGAAAATCAGGCAAGGGCTGACAGAATATCTAAGAAAGAAATGTTTATAGATAAAGATAACTGGGGAAACTTCTCTGTCCAAGATTTGTCAGAGCGAGAACTCCGACTATTACACGAAGCACTTCGAGTATATGTTCAGAGTCAACTTGGGCGTCTTCATCCAACTGACAACATCATGATTATGCGGTTTGATCACCAGTATAACCAAGCACTAACTCGAAAGGGATAGTTTTCACATCTTAAACTCCTACAGATATGATTAGAAACAAAATAGCTAATAAACGGTGGACAGAAGAAGATGCTACCTTTGTCAAGAATAATCTTGGTAAGCTGTCATTTGAACAGATGGGAAGAGCATTGAACAGAAGTGCTATGTCTGTTCGCCTCTTTGCATTGCGCAATCGCCTTACTGTCGGATTGCAAGTCAAGCGCAATATTCTTATGGAGATGTTGAAGATAAAGTTCCGACACCCCGAAGACTTTACACCAACAAGAACCTTTTACACGGAAACGGGAATTAATCAACGTCGTTTTTGGGACTTATACTATGGACGAAAAAACATCAGCAGCAAAGAGTATGCTGCGGTAGCTGAATACTTAGGCGTAACCTTACAAGAGGCACTTGAATCACGCCAGTTGGATTTGTTCGAGGAAAATGAAGAATAAGGAATATGATAGATAAGAATTTCATTGAAAAGGTAAAGTCAGCTCTAAACATTGTAAATGTAATAGAAACCTTTACTCGCCTGCACAAGACAGGTGCGAACTATAAGGGTGTATGCCCTTTTCATGATGACCACTCACCATCTATGGTCGTCAGTCCATCAAGACAGACTTATCACTGCTTCGTGTGCGGAGCAAGTGGAGATGTTATATCATTTGTACAGCATCACCTAAACCTAAGCTTCATCGAGGCTCTGCGCTGGTGTGCTAATCAAGCAGGCATCGAGTTTCCTACCAAGGAACTCACACCTGAGGAAGAAGCTGCCTACAAGAGAAAGGAAGCGCAACGTATCGCAATAGATGCTGCTGCAAAGTTCTTTCAGAAGAACCTTGGACAAGCAGAGAGTTTCCTTGCATCACGTGGATATAGTCTTTCTGACAAAGCATTGACCGACTTTGGTGTCGGTTATGCTCCAATGGGTAACCTTGCTCTTGCAGAACTTTCAAGAGCCGGCTATTCGCAAGAATTACTGCAAGAAGTAGATGTACTTGGAAATAGTGAAGGTCGCTTATACGACAGATTCCGTGACCGCTTAATGTTTCCATTCTACGACATGCAAGGTCATATCATAGGATTCTCTGGTCGAATCGTGACTCCAAACGATAAGACTGGTAAATATGTAAACACAGGCGAAACACCTCTATTTACGAAAGGTAAGCACATCTTCGGATTATACCAGGCTCGCAAGAGTATTGGTAAGACAGGCTTCGCTTATCTTGTCGAAGGTCAGTTTGACGTAATGTCTCTGCATAAGGTAGGTGTCGAGAATGTTATAGGTGGAAGTGGCACCGCATTCACTGAAGATCAAGTGAAATTACTACTTCGCTTCACAGATGATATCATAATGATTTACGATGCAGACCCTGCTGGTGTCAAGGCTTCGTTAAAGAACTGTGAACTGCTCTTGAAAGCTGGGGCAAAGGTACGCTGCATCCGTCTTGAAAAAGGTATGGACCCAGACGAGTTCGCTAAAGCACACGGCAGCCTTACAAGTAAGAAGCTGAAGGACCTAACAGAACCTTTCCCAAAAGCGTTCAAGCGTATGATTCTTCCACGAGGCTGCAAGGATGAGACAGTTATCACAGACTGCTTGAACTCCATCTGTTCCCTCGTAGCGTGTGTACAAGACTCTGTTCTGCGCCTGGAATATATCAAATCAATTGCAGAAGATTTCCGAAGTAAAATCGGACTCATCGATAATAAGGTGCGAAGCATTCGTACTCAACTAAAAGAATCTGTCGCTAATACAAATACACAGGCTGGTATCTTCGGTATCGATGCGCTAAAGGAGAATATTGAAAGCGACCGTCCTGCGATTATTACCTCTGTTATGCAGGATTTTCTCGATGGATATGGAGAAGAACCTATCGTGTATGTGTCTGGTCGCCCGTCAACGAATGATATTCAAGAATTACGACGTGTCTACTGTTATTTTGTTTCCTCAGAAACTGGTTGTGATATTACAGATGATGGCGACGAAAACAATTACTTGCATACTCTCGCAGAGATGTTTCGTGCAGGTATTAGGATAGACATGACCTTCAGTGATAGTACAGGTTCGTTCCTTGACTATTACATAGCATTGCACGGTAAGTTCTTCGAAAACTTCAATGGAGACCGAGTTCCTCTTGTCTCACGTTGTATCGAACTAACATCCTACGCTGACGATACTGTTATAACCATAAACAGAAATCATTACTGCTCTTTGCTAAAGCTAACTAAGGGGCAGTTTGACGAGATAAGAAAGCCATTCATTCTCAAGCGTAAGTCTGCTATGAAGGTTAGTATGCAAGCAGACAACCTCGACGATGAAGAGTTTGATGTAAACGAACCACCAGAATATGTACAAGAGAACGAAGAGTACAGGAGGATGTGGAAAGAGAGTGGGTATTACCCACGCCTCAATAAGAAGAGCGAACCAGTGTGCTACATGTTTCGCAACAAGAATGGTAACGGCATGACGCAAGTTGCGGACTTCTTCATGACTCCATTACTCCATATCTTCTCTGATGATTTCGAACAGAATAAGCGTGTGCTGCGTATCAATCGTAGATATTACGAGACACCTATATATATAGAAATACCTTCTAAAGCCATGCTGAAGATGTCTTCGATCGAGGAGGTCTTAATCAACTATGAAGCTGTGAACTTCAATGGTGAAGAGTGGCAATGGAAGGCAATCAAAACATATATGAGTCGCCACTTCGTAATGTGTTCGGAGGTAAAGACCTACGGTAATCAGCAGAGCGAAGGTATGAGTCGAAAGACAGATGAACAGTTCTTTGCCTTTGCCAATGGTATCTTTCACAACGTCGACGGTCAGTGGGTGTTCGACCCAGTTAACGAATTGGGTGTGGTTACGCATAATAAGAACAATTACTACCTTCCTGCTTTTTCAACTATCTATGCAGGTAGTGGTAAGCAATCAGATAAGTACGAGCTCATCAGTCAGCTTGTATACAAGGAGGTCCCAGCTGAGAAGAAGGTCAGCTTCGAAAAGTGGGCTTCGTTAATGGACCAGGTATATAAGATTAACGACAATGGTAAATGGGCTTTAGTTTTTGCAATTATGTGCGCCTTCAGAAGCAACATCCACTGCATCGATAGACTTTTCACCGCTCCCTTCTTTATGGGTCCAATGTCGTCAGGTAAGACACAGATAGCGATATCAATTCGGTCGCTATTCATTTCTCCAAATATACCTATCTTCAATCTTAATACTGGTACCGACGCAGCGATGTCTACCATCATGGGTACATTCAAGGATGTTCCTGTAGTCTTGGATGAATACAACAACAAGGATATCAGCGATACCAAGTTCCAAGCTCTGAAAGGTATCGTATATGACGGTGACGGTAAGCAAAAGAGAAAAGGAACCTCTGGACGAGAGATTGAAAACGATAAGGTGTTTGCCCCTGTAATCATCTGCGGTCAAGAGACACCACAGCGTGATGACAACGCACTTATGAGTCGTGTGATTGTCTGCGAGGTTCCTAAGCCTCGAAACCGCACACCAGAAGAAGTGCGCCTCTTCGAGGAACTAAAGACTATTGAAGACCCAAACAAGATAGGTCTTTCAAACGTGCTCCTTCAGATCCTGGAACTTCGTCCTATGTTCATGGACCATTTTAGAAGCCTAAAGCAAGAGGCTTATAACGAGCTGAAGCAAGACATCATTAACTCTGGTGAGATGGACCGCCTGATGAAGACAGCATCCCTCTTCTTGGGAACTGTGAAATTGATAGAGCGATACTCTAACCTTCGCCTACCATTCACCTACGATGAGTTTTTCAAGATTGTTCAAGAGAAGGTACAATTCCAGTTATCACTCATTCGCAGTACGGACAAGCTGGCGATGTTCTTCACGGCTGTCAATAATATGATTGACACGAAGCAAGTCATTGAAGGGCGTGAGTTCCTTATCGAGCAACCCAAGAAGGTTACAGGTAAAGATTCACGTGGAGATTCAAAGACCTTCACCTTCGAAGCAGGCTCGAACATTATGTTCTTACGCTTGAGTGCAGTCTTCAGTATCTTCGATAGAAGTGGATATAACAATGAGAATAGCACGCTTTCTACGATAGAACAAAACCTGCGTAGTCATTCTTCATACGTCGGAACAGTATCTTCAAGAAGATTCATATGGGAGGAGACGGTCGACGACGCAGACCTTCGTGATGGAAGTATGGTTAAGCTACGTAAGCAGAAGAGCACATCTACAAGTGCTATCATTATAGATTACGACAAGTTTGTCGAGTCATACAATATAGACTTTAGAAGAGACTATGCTGACGACAGCAATAAAGAAAGCAAGCCTGTCGAAACTAAGGTAACTAACACAACTGAAGAACCACCGAAAAAAAACCTTCCGCAAGACTTGCCATTTGAGCCGTCAGACGGAAGTGATGAACCTTTTTAATGAAAGTATCAAATTCCTTTAGAGCCGTGCCAGTTCGGATGAATAGGCACGGCTCATTTTTTCTATCTATATCACATATCATATCAATACCGTATCATATCCATATCACATTCTTTATTACTGACGGTGGCGAAAAATCCCCCGTACCCCCAATTTTCAGAAAAAAACCTTGAAAACGTGACTTTTGAAAATAAATTTTCAGAAAAACAGCGTCCTACAATCCTACAATCCTACAAATTGTTTTTCTTTTCAAACCTATAATATACATATATACCTATAAATCAAATAGTTATATTATTATTATAGGAAATAGGATTTAATTGTTTATTTGTAGGATTGTAGGACGTTGTAGGAAATAGGATTTTTCGTGTTTTTCTCTGTTTTGGATTCGTCGTCCTACAAAATATGTGTTTTTGTAGGATTGTAGGATGAAAAAAGAGTGTGAAATAATAAAACTTTTGAGTGATAAAATTTTGTTATCTCATTGATAATCTGTAACTTTGCGTTAATTAAGTCTAATTTTGTAGGAATGTAGGACGGTAGGACGGCTAAAAACTAAAAAAGGATATGGAGAAAAAAAAATGGACTGCGAAACGAGTTGTCACAATTCAAATTGAGGAGTACCTTGCAGAATATATAAGTGCAAAATATTGTAAAGATACTGCTACTGGTGGTGTCAAGATTCCAAGCACCACAGATCTATACTTCTGCGTATGGGAGAATATGACAAAACAGCGTAGCAATCAACCCGATGTCGTAAATGGCAACCTCCGTATTCACTTACCACAGCGCAAGGCTGGTGTTATCGCCAGCCCTTGGAAAGATCCTGCTTATTACAATTACCTATCTCCAGCAGCAGCTAAGGAAATAGAAGCTCAGATACGAAGGATGTTCAACTTCGAGCTCCACCGTGTTCTGTTGGAGAATGAAGAGTTCGGTCGACAGAAGAGAAACCTCGATATCATCTATGACTTCATTCGTAGCTATCAATTGAAGTCTATATCTTCAGATGCATTATTGAAGAATTACTACCGCTTCCGCAACCGACTTAGACCCAAGAAGGTTCGTAAGTATCAAAAAGTTGCATGTATTTAATATTTTTTAATACATACCAAACTATTGTTTTTGTCACTCAAATATTTTATGATATGTTAGAATTTTTAAACACCGTACAAGTGAGACTTGTAAATCCAAATAGAGAAGGAAAGAAGAAAGTGTATGATTTCGTTGCCGATACCTTCACGTATATACCACAACTTACTGACAATGAAGCTGGTAATTATTGGAACTGCGATAAAACCATAGTTATAGACTTACCCAACGAAGAAACTCGCAGGACCTTCGCAATAGAGAGAAGTGCTATCGTTACAATCAAAACATCTGATAGGAAAACTCATAACATCGGCACATCGGATATTCCTGCACGAGTTCAGATATCTTCAAATTTGAACTCAGCAAACCTCGTAATCAAGTGTAAAATGCTCACAGACCCCCTTCTGTAGGTCTTTTGCCTACACCTTATTATATAGTAAATTCGCATCAAAAAGAATATTGATGAAAGAATTACAGTCTCTACTCTCCTCGGGAAAGCCCTTGTTTATTACCATTGACGGATTCCGACAGGCGATGCTGACCGCCTTTCCGCTCAATGGTAAGACACCCGAAAAACCCGAAGTGAAGTCAGCATTCGGTATGACAAAGGATGAAATGATTACTTATCTTGGTAGTCATACGTGGTATCAACTCGAGTCACATCTTGCTCTCTTGGATATTCAGAAGATAACGAATCAAGAAAACACCGCTCCTATTACCCTTACAGATGAGTTCAGTGATGAGCAACTGCCTGATAACAGTATTGCTTATCACCGTGTGTTCGGTACTGTGATGTCCGATTCGTATTACTACTTCTCAAGTAAGCAGTTGCAATCAGACCTGCTTGCAGCTGAAGCTAATCCGCAAATATCTTGTCACTTCCTCCACATCAATTCACCAGGTGGTGAAGCGTGGTACCTCGACCGCTTGAGCGAAACACTACGCAGCTGCGAGAAACCTATCCTCACCTTCTATGAACAGATGTGTTGTTCAGCTGGATATTACATCGGATGCCACGGTCAGCGTATCTACGCTATGACACAGAATGACTATGTGGGTTGCATCGGAACTATGTGCAGCTTCTACGATTTCGAAGAATACTTTGCGAAGCTCGGTATTAAGAAGGTAGAAGCAAAAGCAACTAAGTCTGACTTGAAGAATAAAGTCTTCGATGATCTTCGTAAAGGTCAGGATGAGCAATTTGTGAAAGACATCCTCGATCCAATGAATGTACAGTTCTTATCAGAGGTGCGTTCACAGCGTAGTAAACTTGCAGACCTTCCTGATGATGCTCCAGTCTTACGTGGTGAGACCTTCTATACTCCTCAGGCTATGGAACTCGGTCTGACAGATGGTAGCAAGACAATGATAGAAGCAATCGTTGAAACCTCTACGATGGGTCGTGAATATACTGAGGCAAAGAATCTTAAAACTGCCGTTTACAATATATAAATGTATCATTTTAATTTTTAGTTATTTATGAGTTTAAAAGAAAAACTAATGAGTGTCATTGAGATGCTTGGATTCAAGCAAAAGTTCGAAGACAAAAGCCTGACAAAGGATGAGTTTAACTCACTCATCGCAGAGTATCAGAAGAAGTACCAGAGTACGCTTACTGATGACATTGCTTCTGAACAAGCTGCAAAGAAGACAGCTCAACAGGCGGATGAGTTTCAGAAGATGCTGAACACCATTCAGTCAGTTCTGAATGGTGGTGAGCCTTCAGCAGCAGCTGATGATAATGGTGAACAGCAACCTACACAGCAAGGCAACGCTACTCTTGAGGGTATCCTTGAGGGTATTAAGGGTATGCGTGCTGACATTCAGGCAATGGGTTCTAACCCTGCACCTGATGTTCCTGCGCAAACAGTGAATACTATTCCTCTAAGTGTTAATGGTTTCGCTAATACTGCTGATTATCTCTTCGGTGTTGAGCATCCTTTCTTCTCAATGAAGAATCGTTGGAATCAGATTGCAGCCAACCCACGTGCAGCAGCTGCCCTGCCAGAGGTTGACGAGCAAGTAGATGGTGCTGCCTTCTATAAGGAGGTTCGCAATTATGCTAATTCACTCAAGCACCGCTATCAGTACCTTCAGCAGAATAAGATGCTTGATGCAGCTGCGCTTGCAAAGGGAACTTACGCTACGAACTACGATGGAGTGGACAACGCAGGTCTTGGCGATCAGTTCGTTGTACTTCGTCAGGATGCCCTCATCGCACGTGTTCTACAGGTGCGCGATCTTACTCAGTTCTTCCCAGTCGCTTACGGTTACCAGGACCGTGGTCTTGTTTTCAACGCCTTCTTCGATGAGGTTTCACAGGCTTACCAGTCTGGTGAGGTCTTCAAGGGCGGTATGAAGATTGAGAACCACTATGGTTACGTTGACGACGCTATGATTAAGATGGAATGGGGTCCAATGAAAGAAATCGAGCGTAAGTACATCGGTTATCTCAACAAGGAAGGCTCTGACCCTATCAAGTGGTCTATGATTGAGTATCAGTTGCTCAATACCCTCCGTGCTGCACAGGTTGAGCAGAACAAACGCCGTATGCGTGGTATCTACGTGAAGCCTGATAAGGGTGTTGCAGGTAGCTACCTCAATGCTGCTACTGGTGTTCTCTACACCTTGCTGCGTTATGTTCATCAGTACGACATCAAGCCACACGATGATGGTACATACCGCACCTATACACAGGCAAGTTTCCTCGCTTCTGTTCAAGAGTTCATTGCTGACGTTCGTGCCTCTATCACAGAGGACATGGACCTCGACAACCACTTCATTTACTTGAATAAGAACCATCAGGCATGGTGGATTAAGAACGTACGTTCTACTTACGGTAAGGATACAGACTTCACTGGACCTATGGGTGCGTTGAGTGTGGTACCAGACACTACAATGCGTATCATCTGGTTGCCATACCTCGGTCAGACACCGTTCATGATGTTGCACGAACCAGGTAACATTCAGTTCTTGGAGTTTGTTCCTGGTGAGATGCTCTCTGTGAAGATGCAAGAGAACATGGAGCAGGTTCGTGCTTGGAGCGTATGGAAAGAGGGTACTTCTGCTTCATTCACTGGTCGTCGCTTCTCAACTAAGGATGAGATGGACAAGAACAACTACGAGTGGCAGCAGATCTTCATCAACCTCTTTGCTGCAACTATCACCGATAAGGTGGATGGTAACAATGGATTCTGGCAAGTCACAGACAGTACCACAACACTGACAACTATCACCGATATCGAGAATGCAAAGGCTGGTGTAGCTTACTGCATCGAGTGCGGTGATAAAACAAAGTTGCCAAAGATTACCAATAGTGGTAAGTTCGATAGCATCACGGCTGCCTTCACCGCTACAGCTGTAGGCGACTACATCATGGTGATCCTTGGTGCTGACAACAAGTTCCGTGAGTTGGAGCGTTGCGTCGGTGGCAAGCGCACCATCAACAAGGAGTTGCAACCTAACGTACCAGGTGGACGATAGATGAATGACTAAGGAACTGGGAGGAAAGTCGATGGAATTAAAAGCTCGGAACGGCTTACCTCTTCAGTTCCTTTCTTAAATCAATAATTATCATTAATAGAAATAGAAATGAAAAAGCCCAATATTCAGAAACGCTATCGTGCGTATAATCCTATGAAAGGATTTAACTACGCAAATCGTCAGTCACGCAATATGTTCATGGCTACGTTTGCTATTTTTGGCATCCTCATGCTCGTAGCAGCCTTGCTTGACCATTCTCTCGGTGCTGCTGCTGGTTCAGGTGTTACCTTCGCCTCTATGGCATTGCTCGGTCACGTAGACGATGTGTCTGATAGAGATACACACGGTAGTGCTATCTCTTACATCGTATATCTCATTGCGCTCGATCAAATCGACCGCACCAAGGAGTTCCCACAACCTAACGCTAATCGTGAGGTTGCGCCTGTTCCTTTGAAACCGAATGAGATACCACACTACTTCGAGGCACACGACATTCCAACCTTCACTGGTACCACAGAGAAGGGCGACATCACTACCACAGGCGAAAATCAGCTTGTAATGGTAATGGGCGGAGCTCGTGCAAACCTTTACAACTTCATTGAGGAGTACAGCGGTGGTAAGTTTATCGCTCTTTACAAGCACATTAAGAAGAAGGAGTGGTACATCGTTGGTGAACTCGAACGTCCTATTATCCTCTCTAACACTGAGACGAAGGACGATAAGGACGGTCGTTACACCACCCTTACTTTCAAGCGTAGTTCTGTAGACCTTCCACTGATTTACACTGGTAACCCAGCTGTTACCGCTGCTACCGCTATCAATGCGGATGCTACAGATGTAGCTATCACAGCAGGCAGCAACACTTACACGATTCCAAATGGAACGTCAGCAGCTGCTGCTATCGCTACGGTTAGCGGACTCAGCAAGAACGATAAAGGTAGATACATCACACTTGTTGGTGCTGGTACCGATAAGGCAGCCACCATTGCTGACGGTTCTACCTTCGTACTCGAAGAGGGTGCTACCTGGACAGCGAAGACAGGTGCATCTATCACCTTCCGTGTTCTTGACACCACAACACTTGTCGAGGTCTCAAGAACTGAAGCCTAA